TGAAGCCACTGCTGGTGCAACTATTGCAACTAGAATATGGAATGCTATATTAAAGGTAAATCCATTATTTTTATTAGCTGGTGTAATTATAGGTGTTGTAAGTGCAATTTATGCATTTAGTAAAGCAACTGGTATTGCTACTGCTGCATCTGAAAGCTTAAACAAAGCATTAGAATTTCAAAATCAATTATTAAATTACCAAAAAGATGCAGCATTACAAGCAGCACAAAGCAGATTAGCATTAGCTGAAGCTGAAGGTAAATCAGAAACTGAATTATCTAAATTAAAATTACAAGAAATAAATCTTAGAGAATCTTATGATAAAAAGGAATTAGCTAATATTGAAAAACGATTAGCTACACAAAAAAAATTAAGATCGCAATATACTTTTGATGGCAATAAAGAAAAGGTAGAAGAAACTAAAACAACAATTGAAGAATTAAATAAACAAAAAGATGTTATAGAATCTAATTTAAGAGATCAACAAGGTTTAGGTAATAGTTACCAAATACAACGTAAGATACTTAATTTGAATACTAATAAAGCAATTCAAAAAGATAATAAATCGACTAGTGATGCCTATAATAAAGATTTAAAAAATGATACAAAAAATACACAAGACGAATTAGAACAACGAAAAAATGCACAAAAAGAATATTATCAAGAATTAGATAGATTAAGAGCAGAGGATCAAGATTTAAATGATGCATTAGTAGATGAAAATTTTTATAAATATTCTACTGAATCCGCTAAGTTTTTTAATGAATTAGAAAAAAATTATAAAAATGATTTAATTAAATATGAAAAAAGTTTAAATGATAGAACCGAAAAAGATAAAGAAAATGTTGCAAAAAAAATAATTACTCAAACTGAGGCAGATGCTAATTTATTAGAAAACCAACGTGTATTTGAAGAACTAAAAAATAATAGACTTAGAAAATTTGAATTAGATGCTGGTAAATTTAGAAGTGATATTGAACGTAAAATAGTTGAAGATACATTAAAATTAAATAAAACTGAATTAGATAACAAATTAGATAAATTATCTAAAGAAGCTAAAGCTAAAAAAGATTCCTATGATAAAGAAAGGGAATTAAATAAAAAATTAAGTGATAGCACTAAGAAAACTTTAACTGAAGAAACTTTAGCTTTAACTTTAAATATAGAAAATAAAAATAAAGTTTTAGCTAAATATGATAAAGAACGAGCTGCAGCAGTAGAAGCAATGAATGCAGCTACTAGTCAACAAGCTCGACAAGATCAAGTAAATTTAATTGAAGATATAGATAAATTAAAATTAAAAGGGAAAATAGAAATTGAAAATAATAATTTATTATTAAAACAAAAGAAGGAACAGTTAGCTATAAATGAAAAATTATATGGAGTTGGTCAAGCTAAAATTCAAGCTGAAGAATTAAAAAAAATCGAAAAATTAGCCGGTGATGAAAGAATTAAAGCTATTAATGAATATTATGAAAAGCAAAAATCGGTTATTTCAGCTATTAGCGATCAAGTTGAAGGTCAATTAAATTTAACCACTGATACTTTACTTTTTGATAAAGCACAATTTAAAAATATAAAAGATTTTACTACAGCAGTAACTAAATCTATTGATGAAACTTTACAGACAGCAAATCAGCAAGTATCTAATACACCTTTAATAGATGAAAAAACAGGAGAAATTTTATTAGAAGCATTTGATAAATTAAATGAGGCAGAAAAAAAAGCAAGATTAGCTACTAAAAAAGAATATGAAGATAAAGCTAAACAAGAAGAAGCGTTTTTAAATGCTACTGTTGCTGCTTATGAAGATGCAGAATTTAAAAAGTTAGAAAATTCTAAAAATACCACAAATTCTTTAATTAAATTAGATAATGAAGTAACTGATTTAATTAATCAAAATTTAGATGGTACTACTAAAAAAGCAGAAGATGCTACACAAGCAACTAATAATTGGTATCAAGCGTTATCAGATAATCAACGAGCAAATTTTGAAAAAACAATAGATTTTATATTACAAGCATCACAAATTATTGCTGATACAATTTCGCAAGAAACTGATCGAAATATTGCTAATATTGAAAGAATACGAGAAGCTGAACTTCAAGCTTTTGATGAAAGTCAAGAACTTCGTGAAATGGAAAGAAATGATGCAACTGCTGCAGATTACCAAGAAGTAATTAGAAAACGATCTATTGCTGATCAACGTTTAGCCATTGAAGATGAATTTAATAATAAAATAAAAGCAGAAAAAATACGTGCATTCGAAGCTCAAAGAACTGCATCACTTATTGAGATTGGTATTAATACTGCAGTTGAAATATCAAAAACATTAGCTAATCCATTTTTAGCAGTGTTAGTAGGTTTAGCTGGTGCTGCTCAGGCTGCATTTGTATTAAATTCACCAACTCCTGAATTTGCAAAAGGTGGTCTTTTAGATGGACCTTCACATTCACAAGGTGGAATACAAACACAATTTGGTGAACTTGAAGGAGGTGAAGCAGTTATAAATAAAAAGTCTACTAAGAAATATATGCCTTTGTTAAGTGCTATTAATGAAGCAGGTGGTGGTGTTCAATTCGCTAGTGGTGGTGTAATACCAAGCCAAACAATAATAGCTGAAGATACTAGTAAACTAGATAAAATTGAAATGATGTTAGAAAGATTTGCTTCTAAACCGATACTTACGTATGTAAATGAATCAGATGTGACAAGAGCACAAAGAAACCAACGAAAAATTGAAAAAAGAACAACCTTTTAACAATTTACATAAAAACAACGAATATATAAAAATATGGAAAACAAATTACCTACTTACCGTATTAAACTTAAACCAGACACAAAGACTCCTGTATATGCAGTGAGTCTTGTTGATAGTCCTGCTATTGAAGTAGATTGGATTAAGTTGTCAGAAGAAGTTAAAATGCAATTTGCAGCTGCTGCTGACAAACAAATGCTTTATGGACCATTGCTTATCCCTGGTAAACTTATTTACCGAAGAGATGAAGAAAGTGGTCAAGAATACAACATTGTATTTGAAAAAGAAACCATTGAAGAGATTGTAATGCGTTACAACAAATCAAAAGTAAATGATATTTTTAACATTAACCATTCAGGTGTTGCGGTTGACGCTTACTTAGCTGAAAATTGGCTAACAAGAAGACCCGATGCAAGTGAGTCTTATGGATTTGACTTACCCGAAGGAACTTGGTTTGGTGGTGTTAAAATTGAAAATGCAGACTTTTGGATGAGTGAAGTAAGATCAGAAAATGTGAAAGGATTTTCAGTTGAAATTCAATGTGGTATCGAATTGATGGACTTTTCAAAAATGGAATTAGAATCTTATGATGATTATCCACAAGCAGCTAGAGACAAAGCACAAAGAGCTATTGATTACAAAGAAAAGAATGGTAGTGATTGTGGTACTGCTGTTGGTTGGACTCGAGCTCGTCAGTTAGCTAATGGAGAAAAGATTAGTGAAGAAACTATAAATAGAATGTCGGCATTTCAACGTCATGCACAATACAAAGATGTACCTTACGATGAAGGTTGTGGTGGTATTATGTGGGATGCTTGGGGTGGAGACGAAGGAATCGCTTGGGCTGAACGCAAAGCAGCTCAACTTAAAAAATTATCTTCAGAAAAAGAAGATACATATAACAACCAAAATAATAACAAATTCATGGAAGTAAAAACTAAAAATGGAGTTGTAGTTACAATTGAAGGTGATTTGATTGAAGGAACTATTGCTCGAGTTGGTGAAGATTTTGCACCTGCAGGAGAACACGAATTAGAGGATGGAACTAAAATCACAGTTGATGAAGAAGGTAAAATTGTTAAGATAGAAAAAATTGAAGCTATGGAAACTGAACTTGAAACAGAAACTGAAGAAACTGAAATTGAACCAACGAAATTAGCATTAGATCCTGCAGAAGTTATGGCTGCTATTCAACCAGCATTAGATGAATTCCGTTCATTAATTGCCGAAATAGCTACAAGAATTGACGTTCTTGAACAACACGAAGCTGAGCCAGAAATGATTGAAGATTATAGTGCACAAATTGAAGAATTGAAGACTCAAGTAGAAAAATTAGCATCTGCTGCTGGAGCACCTTCATTAACAACTAAAAATGACAACAAAGAAGCTAAAACAAAAAATGAAGAGAAATTACTAACTAAAATAAATTTCTTTTCAAAAATTAAATAAATAAAATAAATTTTAAATTATGAATAACAAAAATTTCAAACTTGCATTCACTGACAATACAGTTTTCTACGGAATCGATGCTGAAGGATTTTACTCAGCTGCTTTATTGACTGGTAAATCTAGCTCAACTTTCAAATTAATTCCTAACGTTAAGTCAAAAATTAAATTGGCTAAATTAGATTTAGGTAATATCTTACAAGATTCTGATTGTACTTTCTCTGCAACAGGTGAAGGAACTTTGGCTCAAAAATCTTTCGAGGTTGAACCAATCAAAATCAACTTATCTTACTGTAAGAGAACTTTTGAAACTAACTACTTATCAGAATTAATGAGACCAGGATCTAACAATGCTGAAGTTATGCCTGCTACTATCGAGAACTATTTACTTTCTCAAGTTGCTAAACAAACTTCTAATGACTTAGAAAAAATCACTTGGTCTGGTGATACTGCATCTGCTACTTATCCATTGATGAGAGCTGATGGTTTGGTTAAAAAATTCTTAGCTGATGCTACCGTTATTGATGTTGCTACTCCAGTTGCATTAACTTCTGCAAATATCGTTGCTCAAATTGGTCGTACTTACGATGCAATTCCTGCTACAATCATCTCTAAAGAAGATTTAGTTATCTATTTAGGAACTGCTGCTTGGAAATTATACAAACAAGCTTTAGCTTCTGCTTCTGCTGAAGTTAACTTTATGCAATCTTACAATGAGTTATTTTACTTAGGTGTTCCAGTATTGGAAGCTCCAGGTTTAGCTGTTAACAGAATGGTTGCTGCTCAAAAATCTAACTTGGTTCTTTTAACTGACCTTGTTTCTGACTTCGAAGAAGTACAAGTTCTTCCACAAGGTAACGTAACTGGTGAACCAACTGTACGTATGGTTGGTGAGTTCAAATTCGGTGTAGATTATATCTACGGATCTGAAATCGTTCTTTACTAAAAAATTAACTAAGGAGGTGAAAGTCCTCCTATTTTAACTTAAAATAAATAATTAAATTATGCCAATATGTTCAGCACTTACAGGTGCAATCGCTAAAAGCTGTGATACTAACACAGGTGGAATTAAAAAAATGTATATTGCAGATTTCGGAAATGTAACTGCTATTACTACTTCTGGAACTCCTGCAAAAATATCAGCTATCACTATGGCTGCTGCTACTAAATTTTATGAATTCGCATTTAACCGTAACACTTCATCTTTTGAAGAAGTAGTTAATGTTAATTTAGAAAATGGTTCAACTTTCTTTGGTCAAACTGTTTCTTTAGAGTTAGCTCGTAGAGAAACTGCTAAAAGAGATGCTATTGAAAAATTAGTTGCAGGTCAAAAACAATTAATGGTTATCGTTTTAGATTCTAACGGTATTTACTGGTTATTCGGTAAAGCTGAAGGAGCTTACGCTACTGAAATCACAGGTGGTTCAGGTGTTGCTAAAGCAGACAAAAATGGTTACTCTATCAAATTGACTGCTGAAGAACCAGCACAAGCATTTGAAGTAGATTCAACTATTATTTCTGCAATCATCACTGCTGCTTAATAATAACAAACTTAATAAGAAGGGCTCCTCCACTATGGAGTTGAGCCCTTTTTTTTATAAAATAAACTTTAAATTATGCCAACATGTAATGCCTTAACAGGCGCAATCAGTAAATCATGTGATACTAACACAGGTGGTATACGTAAGATGTGGATAACTGACTGGACTGAATTTGCTTATACACAGAATGGTAGTGGTCAAATCGATTCACTTTCACCATCTACTCCAAATTTAGTATTTACTAATTTAGCAACAGTAAATCAAGTAACAGCTGGATTTGTCAGATTATTATCAACTGTTGTAGTACCAGGTAATCAAACTGCTAAACTAGCATCAGGAGTATGGTTCTCTTTTACATATAATGTAAGAAATATTGATGGTGTAACAATCACTGCAAAACAATGGACTGGAACTGTTCTTGCTTCTACTTATGATACAGTTAACAATGTAACTGTTATTTCACCGGACTATCTAGGATTCTTTCCATTAACAGGACAATCTGCAGATCCTGCAGCACCTAATACAAACCAAACTGTATCTACTTTTGCTTTCTTTGAATTTGCATTTAATCGTAACACTTCATCTTTTGAAGAAGCCGAACAGGTAAATCTTGAAAATGGTACAACTTATTGGTTACAAACCGTAAATCTAATGTTAGCTTACCGAGATTCTATTAAAAGAGAAGCTATCGAAAAATTAGTTGCTGGACAAAAACAATTAGTTGCTATTATCCTCGATTCAAATGGACTATATTGGATAATGGGTATTGATAGTGGTCTTTATACTACTGAAATAACTGGAGGAAGTGGTGTAGTGAAATCAGATAAAAATGGTTATGCAATCGTTATGACTGCTGAAGAATCACTTCAAGCTTTTGAAACTTTACCAAGTGTAGTTAGCACTTTCTTAATTAACGCAGTATAAAATATAGGGCTTCGGCCCTATTTTAAAAAAATAATCAAATATGGTACGTAATTACACAGATGATGAATTATTAAAATATGTAAAAACTTTAAAGTCATTTAAATCAATTCCAAGTGATTATTGGATTCTTGGTGCTAGAGATAATGATGGTGCACCAAATAAATTTACCCATAAATTTTATGTTTTTTGTGGTGAGAAGTTCATTACAATGACTAGTGGTACAACTACTCCAGGTACTCCTGTACTTGAAGGTGGATTCTTAAAATATAACAAAGTAGGTGCAGCAGTTGTTAAGGCTGATGAATGGTACTATGGAGTTTGGAGATATGGTTTACATCAAGGTAAAATGCCAGCTTTAAGACAGGTTGGTCCTTTTATTGTTTATAGAGATGGTGACCGAGATAAAAAAGCAGAGGAAATAGGAAGTCCTATTGTTGGATCTAATTATGGTATTAATTTCCACACTGTAAGTTATGACTTAGAATCAAAAAAGATAGGTGAAAACATTGGTGAATGGAGTGCGGGCTGCCAGGTTTGTAACAATGTTGAAAAATATGCAATGATTATCAATATGTTGAAAAAACAGCATAATGTAACTTATTGTCTTATTAATGAATTTTGATTCGAATAAATAAATAAAAGTAAAAATGATAATAGTAACAAAGAATAACCTAAATGAATTTAGTGTTACATTAAATGGACCGTTAGCACAAACTTATGTGCCTGGTTACCTAATGGTCGAATGGGTTGCTGATCAGACTGGAGAATCTATTTATATGGTTCCAATTACTACTCAAGCGTTATCGTGGAGGCAGACAAAATTTTTGTTCGATGAAGGAATCGATGATCCTATTAATGGATCCGTAATACTTACAGGAACAAATAGACATTGGAATTATAATATATGGAGTTGTCCTTTTCCGATACCAGCTACATTACCAGGAGTACCAGCAGGCAGTACTTTACTCGAAACAGGACGTGTTTGGGTTGAAGGTGCTGATTTAACACCAATAAACGATATTTATAAATAAAATAAAGAACTATGGGAATTTTTGACAGATTTAATTTTAATAAACAAGAAACAATAGGTTCACCTAAAATGCCTGTACAAACAGGTAGAGAAGAATTTGGATCTATGAGTTTTTCTATGGAAACTGACTTACCAGTCATTAAAGAGGTACGAAATAAAGATTGGGTTGAATATGGTTATGATAATTTATATCCACAATATTTACAACAACTTTTTAACACATCACCTACGCATCAAGCGATAGTTAAAACTAAATCATTAATGATTGTTGGAGATGGTTATACTGTTGAATCTAACCATTTAGATGAAAAAGCTAAAATGGAAGTTGCTCAGTTAATTAATCAAATAAACAATCAAATGTATGAAACTACATTAGACCAACAAATTTATGGTGCTTTTGCATATGAAATCATTTGGTCACTAGATTTTAAACGAATAATTAAAGTAAATAGAGTTGATCCAGCTACATTACGTTCTGGTAAAT